AACGGAGTTTGTGCAGTCAGTACAATCGTGCCATTATCTTTGATAATTCGTTCATATTGTTCCCAAAGCTTATTAAACGGCAGTACACTGTCCCAGCTGTTTCTGGTCGTGCCATAAGGCAAATCACACAATATCATGTCGATTGACTTGTCAGGTATTCTTTGCATACCGACTAAGCAATCTTCGTTGTAAATTATATTTAGTTCCATACATCACTCCACCTCCTCAATCTCAACACCTTCACAATTGAAAACCCATCCTAACCCAGCTTCTTCTAGTTCTTTGCGGGTGTGAAAACTGACAACATTGTATAAACTAGAACTTTTTGTGAAGAAATACCTTTTCGCAAATTCTCCATAAACCAACATATTTTCTTGAATATTCCCTTTTACTTTCACCAAATACCGCTTCTCTTCCTCGACCTCGTAGCCATCAAGCCAAGCTCGGGCGAAGAGGTCTTGGTTGCCCGTCTTTTTAATCCATAATATTAAATCGAAACTTTGGTTGTTTTCTTTCATAAAGTTTGGATTCATAGCAGTATATAGACTAGTTGTTAAATGTTCTTTACAAACCGCAATCCAATCCGCCACAAGCTGCGGAACTTTGACTGGTTTATTCAATTCCTGCTTATTCATCTTAGTTTCCTCCATAAATCAAATAAACTGCAATAACTACCTGAGCCATGCTTAGCGAATAGCCAACCCAATCATCAAACTCCTTAGATTTTGGCAACCAATCCTTAGTAGCTCCCAAATCATAGTCTGTAGGTTTTTCATCAGCGAAGATGCATTCCATCGCTCCCATAAACGTCATACCATCTTCTGCCATTTCCCAAAAATAGTCCGCCCGGTCTTTCACCGCTTGTGGTAAATCTTGCTTGGGAGGTTTGGGACTCCCATCTTCTACCGACCAGCCGTATACTGCAATAACTTTTTTCTTTAACTCTTCCATCATCTTCCAATTCCTCCACTTTCTGTCTTAATTCTCATTATCTTACTCCTCAATTTTAATAACGGCTCTACCGTTTGGGTGTCGTCGTTGGTGTGATGTGTAAGCGTAGTACTTTAACATCCTTTCAGTAATTCCTGTCTCGCTACTGATCTGTGCTAACGTTCCAAGGGTGACAAACACATCACCCTGATATAATGCAGGGATTTCATCGCCTATATCTCAATATCCTCACAATCAAACACCTCATTAAATTCCATAATCTCCTCATTGTTGTTATACGGGGCATAAGCTAACCGCCCGAAACCTGCTTTATTCGTGCTTGTTGGTGTGCTACCTGTCCATTCCAAAAACAGGGACTTCTTACACACTTTACAACAAATCGATGAAGGTTTAATCTTAACCATTCTGTGATAACATCCCCCACAAAATGGACACTGCACATCTACTTTTACTAATTCAGTCATATTTTCCACCAAAATCCCACGCCTGCCAATTTGTGAGCGAGGCAAGCGTGAGTGAAATTCTTTGCGTCATTCGTCCAAGGTCACATAAGTGTCACTGACGCATTTTCTAGTTCGCAGTTTTACAAGAATGCACGGCTTGTTGGTTTTTGAGTTGTTTCCAAAATGGAAATAGTTGGTTTTGGTTATTTTTTATCTTTTCTTTTGGATTGATACTTCTTATATTGTTCTCTGAGGGAACTTTGTAAATAATCAATGCTGACGAATGCCAATATTCAGCGCTGACTCCACTATCAGCAACAGCAGACACGTTTGATTGAAATTTAATGTCAATCAACTTAATGTCTGGATTTTCGGCAATCCAGCTATTTATTTGATTATCAATTGCCTCGTCAGATGGGTAGTCGGATGATAAAAATACTGTCTTAATCATATTCCCCTCCTGGATTGTGCCACCAGACAATCAAGTCATCCTGATTGTCTCTGATGTACTGCGCAAATCTTTCAAAGTGGCCGATAGCATGTTTTAAGCGTTGTCTACCCTCTCCAGCTTTTGGGCAAAAGCCACAAACTTTAAAGACAGGCTCAATCATGTCAATAATTTCTACGACTTGGCCATCAAGGTTCCAGACGCTATTTTCTCCCACCTTAAAATCTAGGATAAACTCATCCCCCAGATTGTGGATAACCTGCAATCTCTTGCCGTCCGAGTAGATGGCTACGCTGTCAGATATTTTTCTAATGTCCATAATTACCACCCACATTGCTCATTGAGTTCAGTCTGAGTCAGTGGCTCAATACGTTGATAACCGCTGACTTGATAGTTTTTCTTAAATTTAAACCCTGCTTGTTCAAGAGTAGCCTTGAAACAGTCTTTTTCGACCGTATCTACAAAATACACCTCTAAAGTCATTTTTTGGGTATATCGTTTTAGGTCGTTTTCAGCCCCTCTGAGAGCGTTGGGCTCATTTTGGGGGATTTGTCCACCGTCTAAGATTTCGCCCGTCTCTGGGTCAAATTTTGCGGTCTCCGTTGATTTTGGCGCTTGCTCTTGTTGCTGAGCCAAAACTTCCTCACGTTCTCGTTCAGCTCGCTCTTGAGCTTGTCTGAGTTCTTCCTTTTGGTTTTCAAATTTATAGTCAGCTTTGATTTGTTCAAAGACCTCAGCAAGAGTCAAGTCTTTCAGCTGTCTAATGTAAGGTGAGTCTGTCATGCCGTACTCAGCACATAGCCCTGAAATAGCTGACTTGGCTTTTTCAAATTCTTGCTGTTTCTGAAACTCAAATGTGACCATGTCATCAAGTGACTTCATAGTGGCTTTTTTAAGCGTCACACCGTCTGCCATGAAATCGCTAGCCTTGACATAATCAAAGGCCTTTTCATCAAATAGGCGAGGGTCCAGCATGTACTCAGCTGATTTGTTGGCTAGATAGCCTTTGACTGTGTCAATTCGGACAGCCTTTTGATGTTCTTCAAATTCTTTGACATCATTAGCGATTTTGGAGATGATGTCTTTTAGAGGCTGGATGGCATTCTTGACATACTTGTCAAACTTGTCAGCTGGTTCAGATAAGACTTTCTTATTCCTGATCCGTTCATCAGAAACCTGCTTGTCTAATTTTCGTAGATTAGCAAGTGTCTGCTTATCATCCTTGATAGTTGCAGCCGTAACCGTGTAATTTTGGTACTTTGCTACAACCTCATTGATATTCTGCTCAAATTTCTCACGGTCAATGATCTCAACCTGTGCTTGTGTTACTTTTACCTGTAATTCTTGCATGTTGTCCTCCTAGTATTCAAGTTCGCTGTCTAGCAATTCGCCCTGGATTGGCTCCTCATTTTGAGTAGGTTTAGGATCTGTATGGGCCTGCTCTTTGTTAAATTGCTCAATCTGAGCCATCTTGCGTGCTACGACATCCTCACGGCTCTCTTGATTTGGCGTGACGTCTTTGATTGTGTCAAATGTCTCTCCGCCGTCGTCCTCTGTGTACATGTTCCCCAAATCCTCAGGAAAAGCCTCTCTAAGAGCGTTTACTAGGGCTGTTTTTCTGATCATAGTAGCTGGCATGCTGTTCCAGGTGCTTTGTTTCTTGTTGTATTCTTCAAGAGATACCTGAATTTCAACAGGTACTTTGAAATTTTTGCGATAAACTCTAGCCCAACCACCTACCAAAGTATCACCAGGTAGCATAAGAGCCCCTTTGCGTTCGTGCATAACGCCATCTTTATCTACAGCAACCACGCCAGCCTCAAATCCCTCATAGTTTTTACTCTGGGCTGCACGTTTCAAGAAAGCATCTTTAGAGACAATCAAGCTGAACTCTGTCCCCTCATTGCGGTTTTTATAGGCTACAATGTAGACCTCATTAGCTAAAGGGTTTAGGTTACGCCCTTTAATAAGTGACAAAGCTTGTCCCACTTGTTTCTCAGTAAGTAAATTCTGAGGATCAAAGTAACGTTTGATGTCTTCAAATGTCCAGTCAAGGGTATTGACAGAAATGTCACGTTTAGCCTGTTGTGTTGATAATTGATTATTAGTCATTTTCTTCTACCTCTGTTGTGTTTTAAGTTCCAGTTTTCACGCTTTAAGCGGTTGTTTTCGTTCTGTAATTTCAAAATAATATTTTGTTGGTTGTTGATGATTTCTCCGAGCTCAATTCCAAGATGCATATACTCAGCTCGCCAGTTGTCGATTTCTGCGTGTAGTTCCTGAATCATATCTCATCACCCACATATCGATACTGCCCACATCCAACATAGATGTACTGGCTTGGGTCAAGTTCTTCTCGTTCCTCAGGCGGTTGCATTATATCTCTGTCATAATCAAACATGAGCATACACCTTTCCAAGTTCAAGCACTCGTTTCACATATCTGGCCTTGGATGTTAGCCCAAGATCCAGTAATTCGTTTTTTTCTTCATGATTGGCCAAAAGCCATACACGGTTTTCAAGTTCAATTCTAGTCATTAGCGTCTCCTTTGCTCTATCCCAAATACTTTGCATAACGTACTCTCCGTGGTTCTGGCAAAGCTAATGGTTCAGGACGCAGGCCTACAGGCGGTTCGTTGTCATAGGTGAAGCCTTTGAACTCACGGCGGATGTTCTTGCGGATTTGTTCTCTTTCAATCTCACGCCCCATCTCCAGCAGTTCATTACAAGCTCTAACCACTTGCGTGTCATATTCTTCTTGCAAACGTCTTTCTTCCTCTTCCTGTTTCTCCATCTGATGAACTAGAATCCCTGCGCTGATAAATCCTAAAATCACTGCACCAGTTCCTAAAAGCTGGTTGATTAATGGTGGTTCAAACATTTTCCTCCTCCTGTAAAAACTCTGTAATTCCCTTATTTTTTATAAGGATGAGTTTGTTATTTGTTAGTAGTTATTATTCTGCTATCGTGTCATCTTAACGGTTTTAGCCATTTCTCTCTTCCATGACTGACTGCCTCGATATTGCAGATAAGCATCAAAACCTTTGATTGTGACAAGCTGACCATCATTTCTGAGGTGTTTTTTCTGACTAGGCAATTTTTTCATCTCTCGCCTCATGTCTCCCGCTTGTCGCTTTGAGCATCCAAAGATGTGTTCCAATTCTTCATCATTGGCCGAAACCTTTTCGATGATCACATCTTTAATTCTTACAATTTCAACTGCTTCCATTTTTGCTCCTTTCGTGGTATAATTTTCTTGAATAATTTTGTTGAGCGCCTGATTGCCGTCAGGTGCTTTTTTGCTATCCCCTTTTCTGCTATAATGAAACCAGAAAGGAGGTGATTTTATGCATGACCTAGTTATCAAGATGATTCTTGATGAGTACGGCATTGATAACTCTGAAAATTTGTCTAAAGCACTCGCCAAAGTACTAGATGAATTTTCAAGAGATAGCCGTGTAGCTAGCAACCTGTCTAAGTCTATCAATGAGCAGAATAGACTGTCAGATAGAATGCACGGGGTTATTAGATAATCCCTATAGTCCTCTGAGCGTATTTGCGAAAGGCATTTGTTTCACTGCTATCCAGTGTCATGTCTTTTGACAAATTACGCTCTTTTTCGTTCAGTTGGTGATCGTAAAGGCTGTTTAGCTCTTCCCATCCTTTTCGAGTTAAAGACTGTCTTAAACTAATATAGCGTTCGATAATAGTCAGTGATTTTGCAATATCCTGCAGCCTCTGCTCAGATTGTTCTTTCTCGTTTTGAGTTTTGACAATAAATTCTGAGTAGGCTCGGTCAAACGCTTCTAAAACCTGAGGATCCACAACCATGCCATTAGTTTCAATAACATCTGGTGTAAATGTGACGGTGGCTTTTGGTTTTTTGTCTGCTGACATTTCTAACTTAAAATCAGTTACCCCTCTGCCAAGTTCCCAGTCATTGATTTTTACTGAATAACCTGACGAATTAAGAGATTGACCCTCAGTAGGTTCTTGCTTGGGTTTAATACTTAGTTTTAATTGTTTCATGTTTTCTCCTTTTCCATTTTTGCAAAGTCCTATATTAGAAATTTTAAATTTCTCTCTTTTATTTATTAAGAGAAGTAGGACTTGTTGTCTTTTAATATTTATTGTTAGTTAATATTTATTGTTAGTTAGTATTTATTAGTGCCTAAATTTTCTGATTTGTAAAATACAGATTTGTAAAATACAGATTTGTAAAAATCGGAAATGTAAATTCTAACCTGTGGATAACTTAGATATACTTTCATTCAATCTCTGTTTCATAATATCGAATTGGAAATCAGATATTTTTACATCTGAGAAAAATCTGAAAACACGAACTCCTTTACCACGTCCCATGCCTTTTTTAACAATTCGTAGGTATCCATTTTTTTCTAATATTTTGAAGTAGCTATCAACTGTGTCTCGACTAACACCTTTTCGTTTAGCTATTTCATCTGGATAGACTTGCCAGTTAGGGTGATTAGCCAGCACCACCATCATGATACCAACAGCTGTAAAATCCAGGGCAGGATCGTTGATAAAGCTATTACTAACAGTAGTATAATTTTCAGTTGCATTCTTGAAAGATAAATTGACAATTTAAATTTTTAAAGTCTGTCATACAGTCTCCTTTCTAAATTTGGTATAATAAAAATAAAAACGATTGGAGAGTAATTATGTCATCGTTAAAAAGTCAAGATATTGAATTGATTTGTCAGGTTCTATGTAATGAAATAACAGGTAGTCAAATAACCACCATGTTAACTAGTCTTGGTTTGCCCGTAGGAGATACAACATATACTAAATGGCGCAGACTAAGCGCTATCTTGATTGCTGCTTGTTCCCAACAAAGGAGCCTACGTCCAATCTTCGACTCAGTTGAGTATATCTGTGTTCCGAGTAAATATATTGACGCACCAGAAAATTGGGAAATTCTCAAGAAAAATATAAATAAAACGCTGATTTTTAGAGGTTTTGAACTTGACGATTCTGGAAAAGTTCAAAAAATAACAAAAGTCCAAACATTCAAAGATGCTAAGTTGCGACTCCAAACCCTTGAAGAACGATTGAAAGACAGCGACATACACCCTCTCGTTTCAAAATATTGCTCCAAAGAATTACTACAAGAAAACTATTTCCATGCAATCTTAGAGGCTAGCAAGGGAATATTTTATCGGATAAGAGAAATGACAGGCTCTACATTAGATTCTGGAAAACTTATCGAAGAATGCTTCAAAAAGAACAATCCCGTGATTTCCAATAGAGAAATCA